TATGATATTTATGACGACTGCACTTATAATTCTAGAAAAAACTACACTTTAAATCACTTTATTGAACGAATTAAGATCTACAATGAAGAAAATTTTAACTATGAAATAGTAACAGTACAACTTAAGAAAGATGGCAATTGAAGACGATTTTTATGCAACAATAAAACTTAAATCTGGAGAAGAAGTATTTGCTAAAGTAGCAGCTTCTGAAGAAGATGATAGAACTATGCTTATAATTCATAGCCCTGTTACTGTAAGTGAAATAAAAAATAAAGGTGGACTTATAGGATATAAAGTAGAACCCTGGTTAAAGACTACTAGAGATGATATGTTTATTATTAATTTGGATAATGTTTTAACTTTATCTGAATCTTCTGATATGGAAATGATTGTTATGTATCAACATTACCTTAGAGATTCTCAAAGAGACTATCAGAATCAACACAGACTTAATAGAAGAATGGGTTATATATCTAACGTAAGAGATGCTAAAGAGAACTTAGAAAAGTTATTTAAATTAGATTTGCCTAAAGATACTTAAAAGGTTCCCTTCAACCCTAACAGAGTTATTCTATAAGGATTTTTAGAACTTGTCAACTGTATGTGGAAATGCTATAATAATACATAGTAGTGATAAAGACTTATGGCAATAATCAGACCTATGGCTAAAAGGAAACGATCTGAGCATTATGTCAATAATAAGGAATTTCTTGCTGCATTAATTAAGTATCGTGAAGATGTAGAGATCGCACGATTGCAAGATAAAACTAAACCTGTTATACCAAGGTATATTGGTGAATGTTTCTTAAAGATTGCAAATCATTTATCATTCAAACCAAACTTTGTAAACTACATGTTCAAGGAGGACATGATCTCTGATGGAATCGAAAATTGCGTTCAATATATACATAATTTTAATCCTGAGAAATCCCGTAATCCTTTTGCATACTTTACGCAGATTATACATTATGCGTTTCTCCGCAGAATACAAAGAGAAAAACGTCAATTAGAAATTAAGAATAAAATTATTGAAAAGTCTGGTTATAATGAAGTCTTTGATGATAATAATCAGATTGACGGATCTAATTATTCAGACTATAATTCAATTAAAGATGCAGTTCATGCGAAACTCCGTAATTAATGAAGATTGCAATCATAACGGATCAGCACTTCGGAGCACGAAAAAATTCTAAACTTTTTCATGATTACTTCTTGAAGTTTTATAATGATGTATTTTTTCCTTTCTTAGAGAAGGAAGGAATTACTACGGTTGTTGATATGGGAGATACCTTTGATAACCGCACGGGAATTAATTTTAATGCTTTACTATGGGCAAAGGATAATTATTATGATCGTCTTAGAGAATTGGGATGTACAGTTCATACTATAGTTGGTAATCATACTGCATATTATAAGAATACGAATGATATTAATTCAGTAGATTTATTATTGAGAGAATATGATAATGTAAAGGTATATGCAGAAACAGAAGAAGTAAAGATTGGAGATACAAAAGTTTTATTTGTTCCTTGGATTAATAATGAGAATAAAGAAAAAACTTTTAAGAAGGTTAATAAGAGTAATTGTAAAGTAGTTATGGGACATTTGGAATTGAATGGATTCCAAGCTACTGCTGGTCATATAATGGAACATGGAATGGCAACTACTCCATTTGATAGATTTGAAAAAGTATATTCTGGACATTATCATTGTAGATCTATACAAGAACCAGTTCATTACTTAGGCAATCCTTATGAAATGTTCTGGGGTGATGTAAATGATACTGAAAGAGGATTTCATATATGGGATACAGAGACTTTTGAACATACTCCTATAAACAATCCATATAGGTTACATTATATTGTTTATTATAATGATACTGATTATCAGATGTTTGATGCTAGAGAATATGAAAATAAAATTGTGAAAGTTATTGTTCGTAAGAAATCTGATATACTTAAGTTTGAAAAATTTATTGATAAGTTATATGCTTCTAATGTTGCAGAGCTTAAAGTTGTAGAGAACTTTGCTATTCATGAAGCATCAGAGTTTGAGGCTTTTGAATCTGAAGATACCATTTCAGTATTGAATAGGTATATTGAAGAATCTGAAATAGATTTGGATAAATCTAGAGTACAAAAAGTTCTTCAAGAAATATACCAAGAAGCATGTGAATTGGTTTAATGTATATTCTTACAGTAGATGGAAAAGAGAATGATGGAGCCTATTCGGTTCAAGATGATGATGGAGAACACATTCTTTATCTTTTTGAACAAGAGGATGATGCACTTCGATATGCTATGATGTTAGAAGATGAAGGCAGTCCAGATATGCATGTTATTGAAGTTGAAGATGAAGTCATGATAAAGACTTGTCAGATGCATGATTATAATTATGTAGTTATTACTCCGAATGACATTGTAATTCCACCCCATACTGGACATGATATTATTTGAAAAGATACGTTGGAAGAATTTCCTAAGTACAGGAAACCAATATATTGAGATAGATTTTCAAACTGATGGTGAATCTAGGTTTGCTAAGAATTCCACTACATTAGTAGTGGGAACTAATGGTGCAGGAAAAAGTACTATATTAGATGCATTGACTTTTAGTTTATTTAATAAACCATTTCGTAAGATTAGTAAGGGGCAGTTAGTCAATACAGTTAATGAGAAAGACTGTAGAGTTGAGGTAGAGTTTTCTATAGGATCAACTAGTTGGAAAGTTGCGAGAGGAATCAAACCAAATACATTTGAGATATGGAGAGATGGTAATCTTTTAGATCAATCTGCATCGGCAAATGATCAGCAGAAATGGTTAGAACTTAATGTTCTTAAGATGAATTATAAGTCATTTACTCAGATTGTTATTTTGGGTAGTAGTGCTTTTGTTCCATTCATGCAATTGACTGCATCTAATCGTAGGGAAGTGATTGAAGATCTTTTAGATATTAAGATCTTTTCTTCAATGAATGGTTTGATAAAGGATAAGATTAGATTGGTTAGAGAAGAAATAAAAACATTACAATTGAAGAAAGAATCTTTCACTGATAAAGTGGAAATGCAATCAAACTTTATTGAAGAACTAGAGCAGCAAGGAAAGGTAAGAATTGGTGATAATGAAGGTAAGATAAAATCATTAAATGTTGAAGTTGAGACACATATTGAAAAGAATGAAATGATACAAGGTGATGTTGATGAACTTATTAAAGAGCAAGAGAAGGTAACAGGTGCTACAGAAAAGTTACGTGAGTTGGGAACTTTGAAAGGTAAGATTTCTAATAAGGTAACAACTATTACCAAAGAGCATAAGTTCTTTACACAGAATACTGTTTGCCCTACATGCACTCAGTCCATCGAGGAGGAGTTCAGAATAAATAAAATTGATGATGCTCAAAATAAAGCAAAGGAGTTGCAATCTGGTTATAAAGAACTAGAACAGGCAATTAAAGAGGAAGAAGAGCGAGAGCATCAATTCACTACCCTATCACAGGAGGTTACTTCACTAACACATGGCATTTCTAAAAACAATACTCGCATCTCTGGGTGTCAACGACAAATCAGAGATCTGGAATCGGAAATTCAGAGACTTACCGAACAACTTGCAGATAGAAATACTGAGCATGAGAAGTTAACAACCTTTAAGGATAAACTAAAAACTACATACGACGAATTATCTACTAGGAAGGACACTATAAGCTATTACGATTTTGCGTATAGCTTGCTTAGAGATGGTGGAGTTAAGACTAAAATTATTAAGAAGTATCTACCTCTGATAAATCAGCAAGTCAATCGATATCTTCAAAAGATGGACTTCTATATTAACTTCACACTTGATGAGGAATTTAACGAAACTGTTCAGTCTCCAATCCATGAAGATTTTTCTTATGCTTCTTTTTCGGAAGGAGAAAAGATGAGAATTGACCTAGCACTTCTGTTTACATGGAGAGAAGTTGCTAGAATGAAGAACTCTGTTAATACTAATCTTCTCATAATGGATGAGGTGTTTGATAGTTCTTTAGATGGTATGGGAACAG